CTGGTATATTTAATTTTCTTTTATGATAGTATTTATAACATTTAGGCAAGAGTTCATATCCATAATCAGTATTTTTAGCAAATAAATGAGTCTCATCTGCATATCCTTCGATGCATCGTACTTTCATATTATCTAAATGATTAAATACTTGTTTTTCAAAATCTGAAAAATTGATATAGTTTAACCACTCTTTATAAAAAAGCCCCTCGTCGAATAAGCAAATCTCGTCTAGTTCATCATTAACATTAATAATCAATTCGTATAATTTTATTTTTCTCATAACTTTTAATTTGGTGACGCATCTTTGGAATTCTACCAAACCTTTCTAAATCATGAATTTAGACTGCTCCACAGAGCTGATCGCCATATTTTTAGTTTAATATTAATTCAACTTTTTTATCTACTTTTGCCATTATTTCAGGTTTTAATAGATTTCTTACAATGTTTCTTTCTTCCTCTATTGTCTTTGACTTTCTTTTTAAAATATTTTTAAAAGTTAATTCTATATTTTCTGGTGTAGGTTCTAAATTATTATTTGCCATTTCTAAAGCAATTCTATATTGCATTTGCTTTCCTTCTGGAGTTAATTTGTTATTTAGGTTAGTCATGATTTTTTTTATTTAAGTTGATTATCTAGCTACCACATTAGAGCTATATGTTGCATAAGCAAATTTTATTAATTTACTTGGTGATGAATGTAATTGACCACCACTCCAATAAACAGCTTTTATACCTTTTAAACTTTCTTTCCAGAATTGTAAACCTTCTTTCAAGCCTTCGTTGTAGTCCTGTTTATTTTTAGCTATTGATTGAATAAATCTTTGTTTGATTTTTAAAAGTTTCATAGTTTTTTTATTTAAGTTTAAGGGAGGTTTTTTGTTTTTCCTCCCTCTTATATTATATATAGTTATTTACTTTTAAATCTATTTGTTGCTTTTGCACTCTTGACCATACTGCAGGAGCTAAGAGCTTAGCTACCTTATCTGCTTTTTGTTCTAAAGTCTCCCTGTCTCTTCTTAATATTTTTTTAAATGTTGCTTTTATATTTTCATGATTTGGCTCAATGTTATTTTCTGCCATTTCAATAGCAATTCTTGATAACATTGTTTTTTCTGATTGTGTAAAGTTAGTCATAGTTTTTTTAATTTAAGTTGATTACTTCTTTAGTATAACTATGCTGATTTTATATGTCAAGTAAATATATGTTTTTTTTACATTTTTTATCCACCGCGTGAGAGATTGGCATCGAAGCCTTATATTCTGGGGGTTGGAATTTTTAGTTTTCTTCTGGTGAGAGGTTTATTTGAACATTAACTTTTTCAGAATTTGAGTTTGTGTTGTGTGTTTCTACTTTATCTGCCCATGTACTATCATATCCTTTGGGCTTAAATCTATTCTTCATATTAAAAACAAAAGCTCCATTATTGAAACTGTCTACCATTCCTATTGTTCCTTTTCTGCCCATTTCTTCCCACCATGCTTGGCTTAATGCCCTGCCTTTTTTAATTGAGTCCACAAAGTCTTGTTCTATATCTCCTAAGCTTTCTTTATCTGCTCTTACTAATTTATAGAAAGTTTCTTTTGCGATATCTAATGTTACAATAGCAGCAATATCGCTTTGCCCTTCGCTATAAGCATCTAATATCTTTTTCTTTTTTTCTTCGTTCCAAATTTTGGGAATAAGTCTTGGTCTGCCTGAAACCTTTTTATCATCAGGGTTTTTATATTCTGCCATTAGTGATTCTTTGATATTAACAATACTAAATTGTTTTTATTATACAGGTTTATTATTAATAATCAAGAATTGATTTTCCTTCCTCCTGCCTTCTCCTCAAATATATCATCAAGATCTAATCTAAAACTTTTCATATTTTTATATAGTGGCATTTTATAACCATCAATTCCATTTCTTCTTTTAATAAATTTACTTTTAGCTTTTTCTATTAATCTTTCTTGCTCTTCGTTTATTTCAAAGTTTCTTCTTGCGTTGTAAAAGTTTATATATTGGGTTATTCTAGTCATTTCTATATTATTTACCAGTTGAACCATAGCCACCCCTTCCAGTATCTTCAATATTCTCTACGATCTCCATTTTGCTTGGGTATAGTGGTCTTATTAGCATTTGAGCGATTTTATCCCCTTTGTTTATTGTGTAAGGTTCGTGTCCTGCATTATATAAAATAACTCCTATTTCTTTGCGATATGAGTTGTCTATTGTTCCAGGTGTATTTAATACTGTTATTCCGTGTTTTAGGGCTAGTCCAGAACGAGGGCGAATATCTGCTACTGCGTAACTTAAAATTGGTAAATGATTTAATTCTTGATACTCCCAAAATTCTTGCCCATCTCTAACCCTTCCATCATATTGTTTAGGCAATTCAATCGCTATTCCTGTTTTAACTAGGATTCTTCCTTGTGGATATAGTTTTAATTCATTACCTATATCTGATAATTTATATTTTGCTATGTTTAAAATTACTGGCTCACCTTTTAAATCTGCAACTTTTCGGTTAATTCCGTATTCATCAAAATCTTTTAAATTCTTACAACAAAAACTATCAGCATATATATCCCATAAATCGCCCTCATTCTCCTGAGTTGGTGCGGTTGCTGTTTCTGTTAATAGTTTTACTCTAAATGGTATCATGATTTTTTTATTTTTTTAATATTTCTTTCCAGTTTTTTATGTCTTTATATTCTTTTTTAAACTCTTTTAAGTCTATATTATCTATAACGATTTTTCCTTTCAGATTTTTTAATGAATAAAGTCTTTCATATGTTTTTTTAGTGTCGTTCCAGATTTCACTTTTTTTTACTATATAACCTGCATCTTCATCGTCGATTTTTAGAGTAAAATCTCTACTTAATATTACTTTCATAATTATTTTATTTTATTAATAGGTTTTTCCTTGATTGTAGGCTCAAAAAACATTATTCCCTACCCTGCCAAAGCGAATTTGACTATTTCTAGCATCAAGGACAGTCAAGCACTTCAACCTAAAAAGCACTATGCTACAAAAATAATAGGCAGGAGGGTATTCTTTAATTGATTAATAACCAATCTATAAATCTTTCCATATCTTTCTCGGCTTCTGCTTCGGTTTCTCTATATGGAAATTCGTCTGGGTTATCTATTTCAATCCCGACTGATTTAAAACCCTCAATTTCTTCTCTTATTTCTTTAGCATAAAATAATTTATTTTCTGGATCGTTAAAAAAATCTTGTTCTGACTTATGGGCTTCTTGACTTACAAAAATAAATCTAGGTTTATTATCGGCAAAAAATGTTTTTCTTATTTGGAATAAGCTAAATATATCGTGTTTTTTTTGATATTTTTTTAATTTCTCTTCTATGGAGTTGTTGCAGTAAAGTTCTACTGTGATTGGTTTTTGTTCCATAATTTTATAATTAATTGATTAATAACATTCTCGGGAAGTTCGTATTCTCTTTCCCAAGATTCCCCAAAGACTTTAAATTGTCTGTCAGTTGGTATTTCTCTCCAAGTCAATATTAAAGTTCCTTTATGATCCTTGATTGACTCAAGATTTTTTAAATTTTTAAAAGCTATTCGATCTAATACCTTAATAATTCTATCTACTCTACCTTCAGAATTATCATTTAGTATATTTACATAAACACTATCTTTTTTTAAAACTCTTTTATACTCCATTCTAAAAAGGTATTTCCATCAAATCCTCTGGCTGGTATCCGTTAGCCTTTGCCTGATTATGCTTGTCTACCGCTTCAAATCTTGCTTGATTAATTACCACCTTAACATAAGTAATTGTCTTTCCTGTTTGATCTTGGAAATTATCAACCATTAAGCCAATTTCTGCATCAAATAATTCACCTCGAGAATCCAAAATTGCTCTTTCAGTTTCTCTATCTATTTTAGACTTAAAAGCAATAAATGGCAAGGTTTTTGATATATATTTATCATCTTTTTTAGTGGAAATATTGACTTTTCCTGTAATAGATTTTTCGTTTTCCCTTACTTCAAAAGTGCCTTTTTCGTATTGATTGTTTTCTTTGTTATATGTGTTTGATATTCTTAGTTTTTGCATTATATTAAGTGTTTGATTTTATCTAATTGACTTTCTGTTAGTTCGATAGTTACTTTTTTTTCTTCTTTTATAGTTTTAATTTCTTGATCTAGGCATTTATGTATAGAGTTTTCTCTTATTCCTGAAATTGATTTGCATTCTAAAGAATGGTAAGCTATACAAAAAGCATAATATTCTATGTTGTCAGCTTTGATGTTGCCAGCGGTGATGTTGTAAGCGTCGATGTTGCCAGCTTTGATGTTGCCAGCTTTGATGTCCCAAGCTTTGATGTTGCGAGCGGTGATGTTGCCAGCTTTGATGTCCCAAGCTTTG